CGCTCCATCTCATCGGCTATGCTGCTGAGGCGGCTGGAGAGATCGTCCATCAGCGCCTCCTCAGAACGGGATATCGTCATCGAGGTCGGCAGCTGCGCCGGCAGCGGTAGCCTGCTGCTTGGGCGCGCCCTCCTTCGGCTGGACAGACAGCGACATGAATGTCCGCCCATTCCTGTCCTTCTTCAGCCACGCGGAAAGCCAATATTCCTGCCCTGCCACGTTGATGTGGCCCTTGTAATCAGCGTGTGTCTCGCGCTCCTTTCGGTCATTCTTGAACAGAGCGCCTGAATTCGTTCTGTCGTACTGCGTCATGCTGCGCGCCTTTCATCGTTGAGGACGTTGTTCCAGTCGTGCCCGGCGATCTTCGGTATCTCAACCTCCACGCCGAAACCTTCATTCGTCAGTTTCTTTGCAAGAGCGTAGGCGGCTTCCTGCCCAGTAAACGAGGTGTCGTTGTCGCCGAATATGACGACGAGCTCGACCTCACGCGGCGCGATCCACTTCGACAGCATCGTCGCGTTGAGCGCAGCCCAAACGGGCATGTTGAACAGTTTTGCCGCCGCGAATGCGGTCTCGATGCCCTCCGCGATCCCGAGCACCTTCTCGTGCGGCATGAGACGGACGGCAGAGCCAGCCGGTATTTCGCCAGGCATGAACTTGCGGCAACCAGCGACCGGGGCCTTCTCACCGTCCTTTGTCAGGAACGTCCGATGCAGCGTCACGGGCTTGCCGTCAGCGTCCATGACCATGGCAACCATCGCCGGGAACTTCTGCAGCGGATTGCTGGTGAACACAGCCTCGTGGCAGCACCGTATGGTCGGCGGCACCTCGACGCCACCCACGCGGCTGTTGAGCCACCGCCAAACCGGATCGCCCTGCACAACCGGAGCGGATGAGCGCCACAAATCGTTGAGGGCCTTCCGCACCTCTTCAGGGCTGCGCTCGCGCCTGATCGGCGTGACAGGCGCTGACGGGAGAAGCTCCTCGATACGCGTCGCCGTCGTGTGGAAGTCCCACCCATGCACGCGCATCACGAGGTCGAAGCCGTCTCCGGCGCCGCATCTGTTGCAAATCCAGGTGCCGCGCCCCTCCTTGTTGTCGAACCTGAACCGATCCTTCCCAGCCCGACAAATGGGGCACGCAGTCTGCCGCCCTGTGAGGAATTCATGCCCTATGCCGAGCAGCGGCAGGATAGACAGCCAGCGGCCATTGGCACGATCCCTAAGCGGCGACATGGACTGCCTCCGCCAGCTTCTGTTGGCGCTTGGCCCAGCGGATCATCCCGGCTCGCACGAAGTTGCGCACCTCCTCGTCGGGCGCCAAGCGGTTGAAGTGCAGACCACGCGGCCAGACCCCGAACTTCTCGCGGAACTTGTGCGCCACCCATCCGCCGGAATAGCCACGCTCATCGGCGATATGCAGCAGCATCGAATACCAACGCTGCTTGTCCTCGCGCGTGGCCACCTTGCGCTTCGGCGTCAGCTCCACGAGGTCGCCATCCTCGCAAGCGATCTTCGACTGACGCTGCGGCAAGAACCCACAGCAGGGGCATTTTGCGACCCGCGCAGGCTTGAGGAACGAGCACTGCGGGCACTCCTTCGGCAGCGGCTCCTTGCGCTCCCGTTCGGCCTTCTTGCGGCCCGTACCGTCATCCAGGCGGTCGTGGTGAATGTCCGTCACAAACCCGAGGCGCAGGGTAGTGTCGCTGTGGTCCAGGATCAGGCAATCCTCCTTGCCCTCGGCCGTCCGCAAACCACGCCCGATCATCTGGACGTAGAGCATTTCCGAGCGCGTCGGACGGGCGAGGATGATGCACCGGACATCCCAGTCCACGCCGGTGGTGAGGCAGTTGACGTTGCAGACAACCTTCACCTCGCCAGAGTGGAAACGCCTGCGGATTTCCTCGCGCTCCGTGCTCGACGTGAAGGCATCCACATAGGCCGTCGGCACACCCACCTCGGCAAACCGCGCTTGGATGTGACGGGCATGAGCGCGATCCACTGCGAAACACAGCGTCGGACGCCCCTCGCCCTTCGCAAGCCACGTCTCGACGACATCGGCCACGAGCGCGGTCTTGTTCATGGCCTCGCCGAGATCGGCCTCGTGGTAGTCGCCGCCCCTGATCCGAACGCCAGTCAGATCTGGGTGCGACGGGGCGAACACACGGAACGGCGACAGGTAGCCATCACGGATCAAATCCTCGGTCGTCGCGGCGATGAGCAGATCGTCGAACAGCCTGCCGAGCCCCTTGGTCCAGGGCGTCGCCGAGAGCCCGATGAAGGGCACACGCTCCCAGCCAGGGGCAGACATCCAGCGCCCGTAGAGGTCGAACACCTTGTGCGCCTCGTCGATCACCACCACGTCGGCAGCGGGGATTTCGCGGCGCATCAGCGTCTGGACACTGGCGACCTGCACCGGGCGGCTCGCGTTGGTCAGCTCGTGGTCGCCCTGGATCACGCCAACGTCGTGAATGCCCTCGTTCCAGAGCGCGATCACGGTCTGGTCAACCAGCGACAGGGCCGGAACCGTGAAGATCACCCGGTTGCCCTTCGCGAGGGCGCCCTCGACGATGGCGGCGCCCAGCATCGTCTTACCGAAACCGGTCGGGGCCTGCAGGAGGGGGCGGCGCTTGCCCGAGCCGAGGGAGCGGCGCAGGAGGTCGATGGCGCGGGTCTGGTGGGGACGAAGCTCACGCCTCATGGGGCACCTCCCCGAAGGCGCGCGTGCCCCCTACCCTCCTAGAACGACCTAGGTCCCTACCACCCCTAGCCAGGGAGTAGACTAGACCCCCATAGGTCTCATCCTGGCTAGGATAACTCTGGCTTCTGGCTTCTGGCTTCTGGGCTTTATCCTCGACGTTTACCTGGGGGTTGGCTTTGGGGTTAACCCCCCGCCGCAAATTCGGGTTGCCGCCTTTTCTGCCATTCTCCTTATCCCGAGCCTGCTTCTCGGCGTCTCGAACAACACGACGGCTGTAGATGGTGCCGTTCTCGTCCCTGCTGAACACGCCGGCAGCTTCAAGCTCGTTGAGCAGCGCGTTAAGCTCACGCGTTGTCGTGCCGACCAGGGCCGCGAGCTGCTTATCTGACAGCTGGGAGCCATTGCTGACGAGGAAGCCCCTCGGCTCGGCCTCGTGCATGATGCAAAGGAGCTCCATCCAGAGGCCGCGCGCCGCCAGAGAGCAAATGCGCAGCTTGGGGTCTGAGCGCCAATCAGTGGGATAGAATTTCATCCACGGGGTCGTCATCTGCGTACCTCCGCTCCGATTTGCATCCATGTTCCGATGGTTCTGGGATCGACGTGCGGCTCGATGGCCACGCGGATGTGGCCCTTGGGGCACTCGGTCTCATCGACCCAGGCGGCCTCGATCACCCGGCAGCGGCTGTCCTCGTCCACCACGCCGGCGGCGACGAGAAGGTCGCTCGTGGCCTTCAGAAGGTTGTCTAGGTCGCGCTTGCGCTTGTCCTTTGGGCAGGCGAGCAGCCGCATGGCGTAGTCGCCAGGAATGCGGCCGGGGGGCTGAGCGCGCAGCGTCCAGCCGGCATCGCGTAGCCACTTGACGTATCCCTGGGCTCGGTAGACGCGGCGGCATGTGGACCGCCACAGGCGATTGGCAGATGGCGGCGCCGGAAGCGTGATGATGGTCATGCCCGTCGCCTCCACTGGAGGATGTTGACGCTCTCCAGCTCGGCAATGCGCCTGTCCACGTCTGCGATGAGACGGGGCGCGTTATCGAGGATGGAGACGCGCGGGAGGGTGACCTCGACGTATGAGGTAGAGGTGTCGGCGTCCTTGCCCCTGTGGCCTATGACGGGGCGCTCATAGACGCGGCGGGTGACGGTGGGGATGGTCAGCGGGGGCATTTAATCCGCCTCCATATCCGCCTGCAAGTAAGCCTCAGCCTGAAGCACAACGGGGTCATCAGGCCCAAGAAGAGCCTTGGAAATCGCAGTCTCATGGGCGAGCTTCCGCTTTTGACGCTCGCAGGCGGCGAGATAGGCAGCCTGAAGCTTGACGTAGACCGAGGCCCAGATGTCCTTTGGCTTGCGGTAGCGAAGCCGCCAGAGGGCCGAATAGGGGATGCCGTACTTGCGGCCGACGCGGCGCATGGCGTTGTCAAGATCGCCCGGTCCACGGCTCTCGCCATGGATGAGCGTCTTCGCCCATGCGTTGGCCTGTTCGACGAGCGCGTCAGGCGACATTTGACGCTCCGACAAAGACGTTTTGAGCATTTGCGAAATCTCCATGGTCATGATCGTGGCCATGGAGAGAGACGCTTGGCTTTCGATTGGGGATGCCGCTGACGAGGCCCTGGCCGGCCTCGAGCGGATGAAGAAGATCGGGGAGGGCGGCCGAGGGGA